CAAGGGCGCGGCTGAAACTGATCTTCAGGTAGCGAAGAAGAAGTACAAGGAAGCGTACGAGAGTGGCGATGCCGACGCACTGACGGAAGCCAATGCTGAGATTACCAAAGCTGCGCTTCGTCTGGAACGTGCTGCTGGTATGCAGCCCATCGAGGTTGAAGAGAAAGAGTATCAGCCCGCCGCAGCGAAACCCATCGAGCACCCACGTACCCAACGCTGGGTAGAAGCCAATAGTGATTGGTGGGGTAAGGATGAAGAAATGACCGCCGCAGCGATGGGGCTTGACAGGCGTTTGCAACGCGAGTATGGTGCAGACTTTATCGGTAGCAAAGAATACTTTGATGTTATTGATAAGACGATGCGTAAGAGATTTCCTGAGCAGTTTGAAACCGCTCAGAGCGATGAACCGGATGAGGATAGTACCCCACGCCGTGCCACAAAACCATCTACTGTAGTAGCCCCGGCTACGCGCAGTACACCGCCTAACCGTATCAAGTTGAAGGCATCCGAAGCCGCGATAGCTCGCCGACTTGGGGTCCCTTTGGAACTATACGCAAAACAGGTTGCTCAACTGAAGAGGAGTGAATGAACATGGAACAAAATGTTGCTGCTGAGAAGGCACAAACACGTATCAACCGTGAGTTGGAGTCCCGCAATACGGCCAAGCGCCAGCAAGCGTGGCGTCCTCCCGAGACACTTCCTAGCCCTGACGAACGTGAGGGATGGAAGCACAGGTGGATTCGTACTGCTACTAATGGGCAAAGTGATCCATCAAACATTTCTTCTAAGTTACGCGAAGGATACGAACCCTGCAAGGCAGAGGACTATCCTGAGATGATGATGCACGCCACCACAGAAGGTCGTTTCAAGGGAAACATCGAAATGGGTGGGCTGTTGCTTTGCCGTATTCCTAAAGAGTTCTTGGTTCAGCGTGAAGCTCACTACTCCAACCAGAACAAGTCTCAGATGGAATCGGTGGACAACAACTTCTTTCGTGATAGTGACCCTCGTATGCCTCTGTTCGCAGAGAAGAAGTCGAAGGTCACTTTCGGTTCTGGTTCTTAAAACAGGAGTCTTAAATGGCATATCCCACTATTGATAAACCATATGGCCTAAAGCCAATCAATTTGATTGGTGGTCAAGTGTTCGCGGGTTCTACCCGTGAATATCCAATCCAATACGGCGACACTACGGGCATCTTCTACGGCGATTTCGTGAAGATCATCCGTGGCAACGTGTCGCGCTTCGCAGTTACCACCAGCGGCCAAAGTGCTGCAATGGTTGGTATCTTCCTCGGTTGCTACTACACCAATCCAAGCACCAAGCAAACTGTGTACTCACAGTTTTGGCCCGCTGGTACGGCTGCTGGCGGCACTGCAATCATCTGTGATGATCCTGATACGGTCTTCAAGGCTGCTGTTTGCTCAGCAACCACGGTGATGGCTTCTGGCAACTACGCAATGCTCGGTCAGAACTATTCCATGATCGACAATACGGGTAACGTCAATACGGGCAACTCAGCAAATGCTTTGCTGTACTCTGCTACCTTGACTACCGCAGCGTTCCCAGTACGTGTGGTTGGTGTTGTTCCTGATACGGCTGTTTCGATTGCCGCAACGGGTTCTTCGTCTTCTACGACTATCACTTGCAGCGCACTGCCTTCGGCAATCCCTGTCGGTACTGATGTCTCGTACATCTTCGGTGGTGCTACGCCTAACGGTCAGGTCGTACGTACTGGTTCGTTTGTTTCCGTCGCAGCCGCCGCTGGCGCTACGTCCGTCACTATCAACGTGGCAACTAGCTCTTTGGGCAACAGCGCGACGGTTATCCCCGCTAGCTCTACGATTCTGTTCACGCAGATTCCCGAAATGTTGGTGAAGATTAACTTCGCTAGTCATTCGTACTACACGGCTGCTGCTGTCTAAGGAGTAATACAAAATGGCTATTTCACGCGCACAACTACTTAAAGAACTCCTCCCCGGCCTCAACGCCTTGTTTGGTATGGAGTATTCTCGCTACGGCGAGCAACACAAGGAAATCTACGAGACTGAAACCTCTGAGCGTTCCTTTGAAGAAGAAACCAAGCTGTCTGGCTTCTCGGCTGCTCCAGTCAAGAACGAAGGCTCTGCCATTTCCTATGACAATGCGCAGGAAGCTTGGACGACTCGCTACAACCACGAGACTATCGCTCTTGGCTTCTCGATTACCGAGGAAGCTGTTGAAGACAATCTGTATGACAGCCTCTCGGCTCGTTACACGAAGTCTTTGGCACGGGCTATGGCCTACACCAAGCAGGTTAAGGCTGCTGCAGTTCTGAACAACGGTTTCTCCAATGGCTACCTTGGTGGCGATGGCGTGGCTCTGTTTAGCTCGGCTCACCCTCTGGTGTCTGGTGGTACTAACAGCAACACGCCTACCACCCAAGCTGACCTGAACGAGACTTCGCTTGAAGCCGCCGTTATTCAGATCGCTGCTTGGACGGATGAGCGCGGTCTGCTGATCGCCGCTAAGCCTAAGAAGATGATTGTTCCTCCTGCTCTGCAGTTCGTTGCCACCCGTCTGTTGGAAACCAGCCTCCGTGTTGGTACTACCGACAACGATATCAACGCTCTGAAGAACAATGGTTCGGTCCCAGAAGGCTATACCATCAACAACTTCTTGACCGACAACAACGCTTGGTTCTTGACGACTGATGTGCCTAACGGTATGAAGCATTTCGTCCGTACCCCGCTGTCTAACAGCATGGACGGTGACTTCGACACGGGCAACGTCCGTTACAAGTCCCGCGAGCGTTATTCGTTCGGCTGGTCTGATCCTCTGGGTATGTGGGGATCGTCAGGTTCGACCTGATAGTTAGTTAGGGTTGGGGGTTCCCGGCTGGATTGGGGGTAGGTCAAAAGCCTACCCCTTTTCTTTTGTGTTCAGGTGTGATACAACCCTATTACCAAGACTACTTGGCTTGTTGACTGACTTGGCAGACTCCCCTCAAGACAGCAAGCCGCAAATGAGGATATATCATGGGATTCGCAACTCACCTTGGCCCTTGGCTGCTCGGTACTGTTAAAAACACCACCGGGACCACTGCTGGCACGGTTCGCAATACGGGCGCTACTGTAGTAGCCCAATCCAAGTCCGTCCTGTACACGGACATTACGGCAGCTACGTTCGCTTTTGCAATCCCTGCTGGCGCACAAATTCTAAGTGCTACGTTTAACACCACTGTTGCGTATGCGACCACCACTCCTACGTATGTCTTGCAGGTCAATGGTACGGCCATTAACACAGCAGCCAACGGTAGTGTGTTTACAAACACGGGCATTGTTAACTTGCTGCTTGGTAATAACAGCGCCGCCGCTGCCGTGTTGTGCAACAACGTAGGTACGACAGACGCACTCATCACGTTTACACAGGATAACGTCACCGCCACCTCTGGTGCTGGTGTCTTGACCGTAACGTATGTTGTGAAAGACAGCGATGGCTCTGCTAACCCATCGGCATCTGCTGCCTAATTAGTCTCGGGGGCTTCGGCCCCCATTCCACAGGAGATCAATTATGGCAATCACCAATCCTAGCCCTACGTTCCCTCAGTTTCCGGGTGACGCAGCAGCAGTCACTAAGAGCGACACGACACGTTTCCCTCCTTCGGTTATTTACGTTGGTGTCACTGGGGATGTCAGCGTAGTCACCTCTCAAGGCACAACAGTTGTCTTCGTAGCAGTGCCCGCTGGCGCAACTGTTCCTGTGCGTGTCATTGGCGTAAATGCGGCAACTACCGCAAGCAGCATGGTCAGGATTTTCTAAATGCCGCCGTTTGGCTTTGGCCTGTCCATCGCAAACCTCCGTGGAGGCGGCGCTGCGCCTTTTGTTCCAACGGTACTAGTGACCGAAAATTGGGCAGGGTCTGGGCTGGTAAACGGCAAAGTTCCCACTACGGGCGGCGGGACATGGGCTGCTTCCGCTTCTATGAGTTATAGCGGCGGTTTTGCAGGGCCGGGAGGACAGTTGTTTCCGACCCCAACTGCTTATCACTCAGCAACCTATACAGACGCTAGATTTATTGGTTTTGTAAGGCCGGGGGCAACTGGGCCAAATCAAAATCAGCCGCTGTACATTTATGCTAGGGGGGACGTTAATAATGCAGTCCCTTCAAATTGTTACTATATTGCCTGTAACTCCCAAACCAACTCTAGCACGAACGGTATTGTTCTGTATAAACGAATATCCGGGGTTGATACAACATTGGGTACACTGGACATATACGTTCAGGATCAAACGGTCGGCCTTGAGGTTAGCGGGTCGGCTATTAAAGTGTATTACAACGGGACAGTGGCTATTAGCGTAACAGACACAGCAATCACCACCGCTGGCTATTGGGGTTTTGGGTTGACGTATGGTGAAAATGGTGAGGATACGGGTGATTCTTCAATAGGCGCAATTACCATTCAAACAGCATAACTATGGCTAAGAAGAAAACCCCCTCGTTAGCCGTTGGTCGCGGCGAAAAGCTCCCCGTATCCAAGGGTGCTGGCTTGACCGCTAAGGGAAGAGAGAAATACAATGCTGCCACAGGTAGCAACCTCAAAGCTCCCCAGCCTGAAGGTGGCCCGCGCAAGAAATCATTCTGTGCTCGCATGAGCGGTATGCCGGGACCGATGAAAGACGAGAAGGGTCAACCTACTCGCAAAGCCGCATCTCTCAAACGATGGAAGTGCTGAAATGAAAG